CTTTTAAATATTACTCGTAGTCCTCCATAGGTCTTTTAGCTACTTCCATTGTAGCGGTATCAGTACGAATAATATAATGACCATTATCACTATTATCACCGTCATTTTTATCCTTTCCGAAGTAATAAGATGAAGATAATAAATTTTCATCTGTTTTCATTCTTCCTATTTCGCCACCACGAATATACTGACGATCAATTTTATTTCTTCCAATGAAGTCTAAAAATTGTGTCATCATCACTCTAGCCTCATGTCTTGTAATGGGATCACTCCAATTACTTTCTGCTTTGTTTCGATCTTTAAAATCTTTAAACCAATTCAAAGCAAAGTTAGGAAATTCAGTACCACCCCAATGATTAAATAAGGCAATACTTTCTTCACCGTCACTATCTTTAAATGATATACTTACTCTATCACCCATATTTTATTCCTTTCTTTTTGGCGAGGGATACAGGAAAATCCCAGTTTATCCCCCTCGCTAATTTTAATATAATCATCTCCTATAAAATTGCAAGTAGTTAATAAAAATAATTTGACAATAATATAAAGTCCTATAAATTTGAGACCAGTTATATAAGGAGTAAAATTATGAGCAAATTTAAAGATTGGGTTATGGACGAGCAACAGAAAGAAGAGGAACTCGAACATATACAAGAAGAACTAGAAATAATGACCGTCAATGATTTTTGTAATTTAGTTGATGAGTATAGTCTTGATATAGAAGTTATCGACAATATATTTTGGGAACTGCGAGATAAACTTTATGAGGAAAGGAATAAGAAATGAGAAAAAATCTAACTATTGAAGAGATAGACAAAAAAATTTGGGATATAGAAAGTTTATACTACAATGGACACAAAGCAAATTCAGAAGAAATGTTATCTTGGGATTTGCGAGACAGAAGGTACTTAGGAAAATTATATAAACTGAGACGAAAAAGAGAAGAGGAACAAAAAGAGGGAGTTAATGAAAGTGAACAGTAGGATAGAGGACATCATACAGGACATACGAGATTTAAGAGATGATAAATCTCATGTATGCCCGAACAACAAAGACGATCAGTTAGAATGCACCTGCATTAAGTATGATCGTGTCATTGATAAGTTAGAGGATTTGTATAGAATGATGATAGCTCAGGGCTTCATCAACTAATGAAAAGCAAATATTCTTACGATCAAGTTTTACCAGATTACATCATCAACAAAACTAACGGTGAGAAGTTAGTCAAGCGAAAATGTTTTCATTGCAATAAAGAATCAATGATGACTAAGTTTCAGCGGTGGTGTTCTGCTCATTGTAAGCACATGGCTACACAAGATTATGATAGCTACACACAAGACGATTATAAGGTTAGTAAATGATTAAACTTTTACTTACTTGGTTCTTTTTATTTTATGTTATAGCTAATCTTGAGTCTGCGTATCATCATGGTCGATTACTTTTACTTCTAAACCAATAGACTCACCGTTAACAATATTGTGATCTCTAATCTCTTTTAGCTTGGCTTCCAACTCAGGTCTAGTCATGTTATCGAGAGAGGCGGTCACAACTTCTTTACGGTCAATATAAAAACCAGCTAACTGACCACGACGATACTCTGCCTGAACGGCTGGGCCTAACTGACCATTAGCAACAGCTTGTTCTCTTAGTCTTGACAGCTCACGCTGGTGAGTGACAAAAGTAATCTTACTCGCTTCTGCATACTCTCGCTGTAACTCTTCAATGGCTTTGACAACATTAGGAAAGTATTTAGGGTTTCTTAAATTACAAGCTTGAGATACTGCTGAACGCTCAGAATATCCAGCTTGTCTTGCACATTCTGTGGCGGTCAAACGACCATTCTCTTTTACAAATATCTCAACAAATCTCTTTTGTTTAGGTGATAGCTCACCATTTTTTATTCTAGGCATTTTTTTACTTTAATACACTTTTTCAATTCTGTATAGATTTTTTTAATTCAATATTATAATTAATAATACTACTTTCAGTTCAAAAAAGACATATAGGGTGAGTTACCTGTGGTTACCTGTGGTTACGTCATAGAAGTAACCATACTATTGTTGATTTACAATGGTTTTTGACTCAGGTTACGTGGTTACCTCTGTTTTGTGGTATTTATAAAAACATAAATCACTTTCAGTTTAAAATATCTATAGGAAAGTAAAAAGGGGGCCAAAGCCCCCTAATTTAATTACTCGTATGTTTCTGGTTGACTTCCAAGACACTCAGTTAACTCATAATATAGATCCATTTCTTCTTTTGTAAGATCTTCTTTTTCAGCCGTCCTAGAGAGACAATCATATAAAAGTTGAACTTCTTTAACAGTAAGTTCTGGTTCTTTAATAAATTTTGCCATTTTTTGTTTTTCCTTTCTACTTAATATCCTACTATATCCTATTAAATCCTATAAGTCAATGGGACAAAGTGTCGCATTTTAATCATCAATTGACAATAAGTCCTAAATAGTTATATTTAAATAGGGCTAATGACGATTCCTCCTTTCTATAACACACGACCCCTTCTTCGAGGTCATTTTCATTGAGCATTAGCCCCAAAAAATGTTGTAATAGTAATTGTAAAAAACATTCGGTCGTAATAGTTAGAGATTTTTTGTTTTATTGTGCAGAGTGTTATATCATGATAAAAAACATTAAATGAAAAAGAAGCCACAGAGCGAGACTATCTATCCCATGGTCCTTGTTTCGTGGTACGACGCCAAAGACGGAGATACAGGTTGGCATAGCTTAGAGGACATAAAAAAAGAAAGACTAGCACTATGTCATTCAATGGGTTGGATGGTATACAAGGACAAAGAAAAAACAATCATTATGGCAGATTACTCAGAGTTCGACGATGAAAAAGACGGTGGACGTCACATTATCATCCCGTCAGGTTGGGTGAAGTCCATAGCATTTTTAGATATACATCGAATGGAGAGAAACTAATGGATATGCAAAGACTATTAAAATCAGTACGTGATCATGAAGGTTACCGCAACAAGGTCTACTTAGACACACTAGGCAAGAGAACTGTGGGCGTCGGCCATCTTTGCGTCGAAGATTTTTGGGAAGATGATAAAGAATACGACGAAGAATTTTTAATGGAAATATTAGAAAAAGATTTAGAGAACGCGATATCAGGAGCAGAAGAGCTATTAAAAGGTTGTAATTTACCTTCTTTAGCTAATGAAATTGTAGTGGAAATGGTTTTTCAATTAGGAAAAACAGGAGTCTCTAAGTTTCATAATTTTTTAGCTGCTCTAAGAGATGATCCACCTCAATGGTTGACAGCAAGTGAAGAAATGCTCGATTCGCGTTGGGCTAAACAGACCCCGAACAGAGCAAAGAAAATGTCAGAGCTTATGGCAAGTCTTGCGTAATGGAAGAAGAAGTCATACCAGAGGTCTGTCCTATCTGTGAATTTGACTTGGAGGATTGCGATTGTTTCACATACTAATAATTATATTCTTACTACTTATCACGATTTTATTAGGTTTTTTATGTATTATGATCTATGCGATCGGCGATCAGTTGCACGAGAGCCGAGATCCCAATAATAAAAGAGATTGATTTTTTATCTCCGATTAGTGTAGAATAGGAAGTTTACACACTAAATTAAGGAGATTATTATGAACATTGAAGAAATGAAAAACGTCATCGTCTATTTAACAGACAAAGTAACAAAATTAGAACAAGAAAACATTGCATTATCCAATCAAAAACTATGTGGTTGCGTTGAAGAAGAAGATATCCCGGTATCTCCTAAAGAAAATATTATAAATTTATTTCCGAACACGAAGGCGTAAACGAATACGGCGACGATTTCTTCTTTTCTTCGAGCCTATTTTACGACGGCCTTTGTGTTTTTTCTTTTTTAGAACGGAGCTCATCTCTATCCTGGTCCCATTGCTGGACTCTCGCTCGCCAATAATCTCTTTCTTTCGCGGTTAAATCTTCCCAGCGAGCTTGTTTAAATCCTTTCTTGTCTGATTTATACCGCAGGTTCTTTGCTCTTTTATCATAAATTACATTTTCCACGGCGGTATCAATCATTCATTTCGATAAATTTTTTTTCGTGCTTTTTCCAAAGACGACGACCCTCTTCTAATGTTATTTCCCAATCAATAACATCAAACTCTTTATGAGAACCGTCGGTGTAATGAACTCGGACGCGGTTTATAACGTCACCAGAATCTGGATTTTTTTCTTGAAATCTAATAACGCCACTAACTATTTTTTTTAGCATCGGGAACGTGTCCCTGTGGGGACATGTTAGTGAAGTACGCAGTGCGCACATCCTTTATCGCATGCTGAAGATCTGCCTTTTCTTTTAATATCTTGTATAACTCTTTAATATGCTCGGCGTGATCGTGTTCTGCACTTGTAATATAACTACAAGTATTAACTAATAAAACCTCTTTTGCCTCTAACTCTGATAAGTCTCCAATCATTTTATTTAAAACTGATACATATAATGCTCTTCTGACATTATCTCTGATCTGTTGATCTGACATCGTGGTCTTCTCCATTCTGTAAATTTGGTTGATTGCTTTCTTGTTCGTGTTCTTTGTCTATTAAATAATGTAAATACGAACCCATAGACATATACTTTTTCTGTGCCATGGGCTTTGCCTTATTGTACACATCAATTTTTATAGCTACAGATTTATACTTAGATATATCTGTCATTTCTTTCTCCTAAAATATTTATTATATTTCATATATTAATAGGTATATATGGGAAAATACCTAATAGTCAAGGATATAATTTAAATTCTAAACCAATAACCCACCCGACATTACCCCCGACTTCATAAGCAGGAGCTATAAACCAATTGTCTTTTTTAATTCTAATCATAGGTGCAAGGTCCATTCCACTGTATCCAGTCACCACTCCATACTCAAAAATAGAATGTTTTTTGCCTACATAAGCGCTAATATTACTTTCACTATTATAATAAACACCAGATATGATGCTATTTACTGTGCAACGTGCGTGAGGATGAATAGAGTTATATTGATTGTCTAAACCAACATGCATTGATAAAGCTAATAAAATTGATAAACAATTCAAAAAACTTAAGTATCCTGTTTATATAAAATATCTTCTAAACTAGCGGCTTGGACGCAATTAAATGACATGGTTACATATTCAGTGAGGTCTGTTAAATCTTCTTGAACCCACTGATAATAATCATTACACTCCTCATAGTTAGGGTGAGTTACCTCAGACGCTACTCTTAAACAACTTTGATCTACTCCCATACCTATGCATACCCAACCAATTAAAAAAAATTTTAACATTAATCTCTTTCCATAAATTTAAACTGTACTCCTAACCTTATCTGCTCCTTGGTCCGGTGTCTATTAATTTGTGTCCCTATGCGACCAGTCTTCCTATATGATTTAGTTTTCACGTCGATAAGTTTAATATCTCCTGTATCGGGATGAATGATCACTAAGTCGATAGAACCACTAGCAGAAACGTTTTTAAAGACCATATAACCCTTCTCAAGATACTCTATGGTAGCTTTATACTCATTAACATCTCCAACTATTGCTTTTTTATTTCTCCCCACGACGATCCTATTTCCATGTCTACCTTTAATGGCACTTTAAGTTCAACAGTGTTTTCCATAACTTCTTTTATCTTTTTAGCTTGATCTGATGATTCAATAGAACAATTTAATTCATCATGCACTTGTATGTGAGATACAACGCCTTGTTCATATAAATCAACCATGGCTTTTTTAGTCATGTCAGCACTAGATCCTTGTATTAATCTATTCAAAGCTTTATAAGTCCATGCACGTTTTAAATCACGGCCATATTCTTTCTCTGCTTGCCATAATGGTAGTGGTTTATGTATTCCAAATGCTCGCGGTTCCCATGTATCAAATCTACATTTACGACCTAGTAGCGTTCTTAAAAACCCTACGTTCTCTGCTTTACGAGTTGCTTGCTCCATGAGCTGTTTTACAAATGGAACATTAGCGTGAAACTGTGTAAACAAATCTTCTGTTTCATCTTTATCTAATCCTAATTCACTAGCAAGTTTACCTTTACCCATGCCATACATCATACCTAAATTAATCGTCTTAGCTGTTCTTCTATCTATTCCCGCCATGTCAGCAACTGCCTGGTGAAAGTCGGGATCCTCATGTTTATAAGACTCTATCACTTCATCCGCGCCTTTTAATCCACCACTAGTTAAAGCTGCAAAGTGAACTAATACACGAGGCTCTTGCTGTGAATAGTCAAAGCTACCCCACTCACACTCTTCATTAGGAACAAAAATAGATCTGATCATTGGTCCGATATCTTTGTTTCTAGCAGGTATTTGCTGTAAGTTCGGACTACTATAACTAAATCTACCTGTGACTGTGCCTCCGGTTTCGCCACGCATTTGATGTATGTCAGCATGTATTCGACCTTTATGCTCATGTGTTAATATTGTGTCGATAAAAGTCGTGCGTGCTTTATTAAACTCTCTTGCTTGCACTATCATTCTTGCTAATGGATGTTTGTGAGTTGTTAAAAAGTTTTTATCAAACTTGGGTTGTCCAGACTTAGGTGTTCTTTCATACCTAATTTTTAATTTATCAAACGCTTTAGCAACGCTAACAGCAGCCCAAACATCAACATCTATCCCTGTATCTTTTTTAATTTGATATAAAATATCTTTTTCTTTTTTATTTAAATCTACTTTAATGTGACTTGCTTTTTGTAAATCAACACATACTCCATTTGTTTTCATATCCAAC